GCGCGGGGCTGTCGCCCGCGGTCGTTGCTCGCCTGTCGGCTCGCTCGATTGATACATCTGTTCGAGTCAATAATTTGTTAACACTCTGGTCATAATTTATCCTTTATTTGTTAACAACTGCATGATACAATAAAAGAAAAACTCAAGGAGATATAAAGAAATGAAAAGACCTAAAGACGGCATTATAAATAGTAAGTTAACACCTTATGAAATGTTGCAGCACGCTTTGTTAGTGCAAGCGGTATCAGATATTAAAACGACAACATGGTACAAGTTGCCACCGGATGGAATGAAGTGTTCATACAAAGAAGGAGCTGAGGCTGTGCAATACATTGTTTTAGTTTTGAAAAATCACGGCTACACTGAAAAGGAAATTGGCAACATTTTTAGAGAAATTGCACCACACAACTATAAATATGAAATTGTAAAAGAAGAATTGAAGAAAAGAGGTATCGAGTTATGAAACAAACAGAAATCCAGGCAAAATATTTTTCACGTTGGCATTATGATTCTATCGAAACAAATTCTAGTAAATCAGAATATATCGCCCGTGTCGGCAAACTTGCCAACGTTGCAAACAAGCGTGCCAAAACACTAACAACAGCAATTAGTAAAGGTAGAATCACAGAGGATAGAACAGCACTTTTCAGATATCAGGATGCTGTCGACTACTTTAATAAGCACGTTTCTTATAACGCTTCTTATGTTTCAACTGGAAAAGCAGTTTACAAAGATTTTTCGATTCGCGAATTGAGAGCGTTAGAAAACAAGCTTTTGCACTATCTTGAAGCAAAAGCTTCAACAGCAAGAGGCAGTATTGAAGTAGAAAACAAGCGTGTTGCAACATTCAAGGAGCGGTACGGAGTTGATATATCTAAACTTAGCGAAAGCGTTCGTGACAAACTTTTCAATACGTTGCATTATATGGCAGATAAAAAATATGCACAGCTTTCGAGTAATCAAATTGTTACGCTGTTAACAGAGTCAATAAATACAAATAATAGAGAGGGCTTGCAAGAACTTTTTAAGGTATCTGAAGAATTATATCCAAATTTAAAAGATCAAGCGGAGTTTAGAGTTGCGATTATACAAAATAGTTCGCTATCATGGAAAGATAAAGCACGAGAATTTAAAGCGGCAAACAAACTATACAAGAGCAATCGAGCGAAGCCAAAACCAAAGTTTATAAGACAGGAGTTGTAACTTATGATAGTTCAATGTTTAAACAGGTCAAATAAATATGATGATATAGAAGTAAAGTCAGTGACGGACTATGTGCCGGCACACGGCTTTTCTCTGCATAAACCTTTAGGCAAAAAGAAAGACAGGCCGTATTATATTGATCAATTTGGAACATTTGACATTGAAACCACTTCACGCACTCGAATTGAAAAAGACGATCAAGGCGAAGAAGTCACGAAACCTATTGACGCTTTTATGTATGTTTGGAGCGCTTGTATTGATGGGGAAGAAGTAGAGGGTAGATATTGGACTGATTTTATAAAATTACTTGATAAAATACAAGCTTACTATAAAACAAATGAGTCACGCTATTTTGTGATTTACGTTCACAATTTGCCTTTTGAATTTTCCTTTATGATTGGATATTTAAACGATTATAGCGAAGTGTTTGCAACTGGTAAACGTAAACCGCTTGTGTGGCGATTAAAGAAGCGTGGTATTGAACTGAGGTGTAGTTATAAGCTAACTAATATGTCACTTGATAACTTCACGAAAAAAATGGCGGGATGCCAACACATAAAAGCAAAAGGTGATTTGGACTACTCACTTATAAGGCATAATGAGAGCTATATCAATCCTATAGAGTGGGGATATATCATCAATGATACTTTAGGACTTTGGGAAGCAATAACATACATGCTTACAAAAGATGGTGATAGAATCGCAACAGTACCTCTAACAAGTACCTCTTATGTGAGACGTGACATGAAAAGAGCTATAAGAAAAGGCACTAACACCCGACTGCTAAAGAAAAAGTTAGCTTTAACAGACAAAACATACAAACTTTTAAAAGAAGCTTTTCGTGGTGGTGATACTCACGCCAACATGATAAAATGTGCGAAAATATATCATGACGTTTATAGCTTTGATGCTAGCAGCATGTATCCAGCTATGCTTCTTTTGATGCAGTTTCCAATGACGGCATTTGAAAAAATGCCCGTAACATCAAAATGTTTAAAATACATAAAAAGTGAAGAGCTTGCATGGATAGCACAAATAAAGCTTACAAATGTAAGACTTAAAGAAGATCAATACAATCCGTATCTATCTATAAGCAAATGCCGCAACTTGCAAGGGGTGGATCCCGACAACGGTAGAGTGTGGAAAGCTGATAGTTTGGAAACAACAGTTACAGATATAGATTTTTCAATTATTGAAGAATGCTATGATTTTGATAGCATTGAAATAATAGAAGATACCCTCTATACAGCACGTTATGGATATATTCCAGATGATGTAAGAAGTGTTATCATGGAATATTTCACGGCGAAAACAAAACTGAAAATAGCCGTAAAGAAAACAGTGCCAAATTCAAAAGAGAGGGAAGAAGCGGAGTACGATCTAATGAAATCTAAAAATAAATTAAACGGTATTTATGGCATGGCGGCAACAGACCCTGTTCATCCTATTATGTTGTATTTGGAAAACGAATGGCAAGAATTTTCTTATGCAAGGTATGAAAATGATATTGCATATAAAGAAAAAGTTGATGCAAGCGGCTTTAAAATTCCAGATGAAAAGAGCATTGCAGAGCAAAGCGAAAAAAGTGTTTTGCCGTATGTGTGGGGGGTATATACAACAGCACACGCAAGAAAGCATTTGCGTAGGATTTTAGCATGTGCGGAAAGCTCTTATATTTATTGCGATACAGACAGCTGCAAAGCGACTAACTTTAATTTTGACAAATTGACAGAATTAAATAATTGGATATATGAGCTGGGTGAAGAAACTAATACTTTTGTTGACATTGACGGTAAAAAATATTATATTGGTTATTTTGATTGCGAGTCCGATATAAAATCAGACAACTATGAACCCGAATACAAAGATTTTAAAACGCTTGGCGCAAAGAAGTATTGTTTTAATGCTTACAAAGAAACAAAAGATAAAACGTATTTTGGTTGTACTATATCGGGAGTTAAAAAGGCAAGGGGTGTAGAAGTAATTAAAAACCTTGATAACTTTAGAGAGGGCTTTAAAATAAAGAATAGCGGCGGTTATCAAATCTGGTATAATGACAGCGATACTATCACAAAAACAAAAGTTGTTGATTATCAAGGCAAAGAAGCAATAACAGAGTATACAGGCTATAGTTGTATGATAGCTCGCGATTATGAGATAGGTTTATCAGATGATCAAATCAAGAATTACACTATAGTTGATGAAATAGTAGAGTAAATAACGTTTTATTTGCAAAACTTTTGTAAATAAGTTATTATATACTTGTAAAGGATAATACCCTTAAATAAAAGAAAAGAGGATAACGAAAATGAGAATCGAAAGACAATCAAGAGAATTTGACAAGAAAGAAATGTTTAAGATGGCAAATGACAATCATTTGTTAATGAAGAATTTACCAGATGATACTATCGTAAATGTTACAGATTATGTACGCTACACGACAGATGACAATAAGGAAGTGGCTGTTTTTTATCACACCAACATTGAGACAGGTGAAATTGTAACAATTGCAACGTCAAGTCCAACAGTTATCAAGACGGCAGAAAGCGCGTATGATTTTATGGACACCTACAATTTACAGTTTAAGCTGACACGTTCACAGAGCAAAGCAGGCAGGACTTATATGAATTTTGAGCTTGTATAAGGCAGGAAGGGAAGTCAATTTGACTTCCCTCTTTTAAGTTAAAGAGGTGATAATATGACTATGAGTTTATACAAAGAAAACGGATATTTGAATTATAAATATATTTGTGATATTGGACAGCGATATATAGATATCATAGGCGGAAGAGGTATCGGAAAATCGCATTTGATATGTGATATCTGGAATGATGGGCACTTCCCTATTTTATACGTGCGTAGAACAAACGTTGCACTTGAGAACAGCTTTTCGACTATAGGCGACTTTGTAAAACCTGATTGGTTTGGAAAAGATATTCGTTTGAAATATAACGACAAAAAAGGTTATGGCAAAGCGTATCTGACAGACGAGGACTTGCAAAACGATAAACCTTTTATAGTAGGTGTTTCGCTGTCTACTTTCCAAAACAAAACAGGTATAGATTTCACACGCTTTTATAATGTAATTTTTGATGAATTCATTCCGCAAAAAGGTGACAGACCTATAAAAAATGAATTCCAGGCATACAAAAATATTATGGAGGTTCTTTTCAGAAACCGCCCAGACTCGGAAACGGAAAAAATAAGAACATGGTTTTTTGGGAACTCTAACGCAATTATGTCTAACATTTTAATTGGATATAGACTTATCCCAGACTGTTACAAGGCGGTAAAAGAAAGAACTGAAATTACACAAGTAGATAGGTGCGAGACAACACTTATATTACCGTTTAAGTCTCCTATTTCTGAGAAAAAGAGACAAAACGCTTTCTATAGAAATCTTCCAAAAGGCAGAGCGAAAATGGAACTTGATAACGAATTTATGGATTTGGAAGATGACAGAATACGGCATCAAAACTTAAAGGAATATACACACGATATGAAAACACCTCTGTTTTCTGTGTGGCTCCATAAATCAGACTTTAAATTTTACGTGACTAAACCTATGCGTTCTCATTGTGGTGATGTTTTTGATGCTTCTCCATCATCATTAGAGAGGTGGCAAACAAGTAGTAAAAAGTATCTAAAACCAATGTTTATTAGTGGTGACATAACATTTTCAGACTATGAAACACAGTGCGATTTTTTAGCATCTTTTGATTGTGTATCATGGTATGATATTCTATAAAGTTGTAATTGACAAACAATTATATAACTGATATATAATAAATAGGCGGTTGCACTATCCAAACACTAGCCAGTGTGTGCGAGTCGGGGACGACAGACAGACCGCCTATTACTGCTGTATAGCGTAGATGGGTAGCGCATGTGACTTTGAATCACAAGGTAACAGTTCGATTCTGTTTACAGCTGTCAACAAAAATAAAGAAAGAAGGTTAAAATATGAAAATTGATGAGATTTTAAAGCTTGTAAATGCAGGGTACAGTAAAGATGAAATTGCAGCGTTTGACGTTAAAGCAGAACCAAAGGCAGAACCAAAGGCAGAACCAAAGGCAGAACCAAAGGCAGAACCAAAAGCATCCCAAAATGATTTTGACTATGACAAGTTTGCAACAGCGCTTGTAAAAGCACAGCAGCTAGCCAATGGCAAGACTAATTTTGGTGGTTCAAACGGCAATACCGATTTAAGTAAGTTTTTCTAAGGGGGTAGACTATGGCAAGTTTAAAATATACGCAAATTTCTGCTCTTTTGAATACCATGTATGAGCAATACACCGGAAGAAAAACGGGGCAGAATTTAAGCTTTGGGCAGATGCAAAACACGTTTAAAACGGGATTTGAGATGGAAGATGATAACCTCTATCAAATTATTCCAACAGTCCTTGCAAAGACTGTTTTTAGCATTCGCCCATATTCAAGAAAACTTTCCGGTATGGTTTGGGACGCGCAACGCTACGGCAATTATATTAGAAAGTTTACGCCTATTGTAAACAATTCCAACATTGACAATGATGAGTGGAATATAAACACGGAACTTGCGAAAGCAGAGAATAGCCAAGATTGGAAAGCAGGAACAAAGCCTGTAAAGTATGATGTACTTCTTACAATCACAAGTGGGGGACAAACTTTTGCGCGAAAATATACTATTTGGAAGAATCAGTTAAACGCTGCATTCGATTCTGAAGATGGAGTTGCAAGTTATTTCTCCATGCTTATGACAGAGTTTTCAAACATTTATGAGATTGACTTGGAGAATGTCGCCCGTGCACAGCTTGCAAACCTTGCAATTATCATTGCAGATGCAGACAAGGAAAAGCCAACAGAAGGAAATCTTTGCAAGAAAACTCAAGTATTTCATGCGTTAACAAAGTATAACGCTGAGACGGGGCTTGCAATGACTGCACAAACAATCATGAATCCGGCTGAGTTTCGCCCCTTCATGGTGTGGTTGTCGGCAGAGATGAAAACTCTAAAAGAAAACCTTGCCATTCGCGGAAACCGTTTTCACGGGGATTTCAAAAACAAAGTTGTAAACCGTCACACGGATGCAAGAGACTTGCGATTCTATCTTGTTTCAAAATTTGGAAACTATTTTGAGGCAAACGGAAGCGAGTTTTTCCATCCAGAAAAGGCAGAGCTGGGCGATTATGAGAAGGTTACTTTCTGGACGGATCCCGAACATCCTATGACCATCAAGGGCGACGCGGAAGGCGTAAAGGAAGACGGTACAAGTAAGTTTACACTTACAAACCAGACTGTCGACAATGTTTTAGGAATCATGATGGACATTGACACACTTGGAATTGTGCCTGTTGATAAATCAAGCGCTATGGAACCTTTAAACGCACGGTATCTTTTTAGAAACGGTTGGAATCATTATACATTCAAAACTCCTGTTGACTTTACAGAGAATGCAATTTTGATTTTACTTGATTAAACAAAGGGGCTTCAAGCCCCTTTTCTTGAAGGGGGGTACACATGGCATTTGGAGTTAAATTTGGAAAATCAGACAAAAGAATAAATAGTACGAAAATACCTACATTTTCAGAAAGTGCAACATGTGTGCTTAAAAGCGGTACTAGTGTCGAAAGACCAACATTTATTTTGCAGTCAGTTTCCCCATTTGATTGGAATGTAGCATACTGTGAAACTTTTGGCAGATACTATTTTGTAAATGATGTTACATATGTAGAATCAACGTATGAGATTTCATGCACTTGTGATTATTTGGCAAGTTACAAAGATGAGATTTTAAGTAATACAGCATATGTGGAAAGAATCGGTACTTTTTCAGAAAGAAATCCGTTTATCATTGATACGATTTTACCAACTTCATGCAAGCCTGATATTATGACCGCTAGCGCCGCGCTTGCAACAGATCAAACCGGATGTATTATAATTTGTACAGCAGGAAAATCCGGAAATGGTTTTATTGTTTTAACAGTTGCTAATTTTAATCGTTTATGCTCATATTTGTATACAGCAGAATACACAACTGGTTTAAACGAATTTTTGCAAAATCCAGATGGAGTTGCTAAAGAGGTAGCACGCCCGCAAGACTACTTGTTATCAGCAACATGGATTCCTTTTGCACCACCAGGGGGAACTCCTGTTAATGTTGTGTTGGGATACGTAAACACTGGTATACCTGGGTGGCAAATCGCTACAAATAACACTTTCTCAAAAAGTGTATCTATAACAGTTCCACGAACAAAACAAATGGCAGATGCCAACTATCCTTTTTTAAGATTTTCACCATATGCACATTATATGTTACAAGTGCCATTTTATGGCACAATTCCACTTAATCCAAATTTAATAGGTGATACGTTACTTATAAATTACACTATTGATATATCTGGCGGTTGCGATATTTCTATTTTTAGCGGAGCCACACTTGTGGCTAGTTTAAATGGAAATTGTGGAGTTCCTGTTGGATATTCAGCACGTCAAACGAATATTATAGGTACAGCACAAGTAGAGCTTGCAAGCGCTGTGCAATTTTCTGATAGCATACAGAAAAGTTTTTCATCTGCCATGTCAGTGGATGCAATAGGGGCAGCAAGCAATTTTATAAATGCTACCGCTGCAATAGGCAGCGGTATAATGTCTGGTTTACAAGCATCTGTACCGCGTGTTACTAACAGTGGTGGTAGCGGTTCGATTTATGTTAACAATCTATTGTATTTGGTTTGCGAATACTATCCGCTGATTGAAACAAACCTTTTTTATCAAGGGTATCCGTGTTGTAAATTTAAAACATTAAATACTATTACTGGCTATGTAAAATGTAAAAATGCTAATGTAAAATGCAATGCAACAGCAGATGGCACAGCAGCTATTATCAATTATTTGAATGGGGGTATGTTTATAGAATGAAACCTTTTGTATATAGTGGGTACTATGTGGGTGAGGGGGTATCAAGTCCTATCATCAATGAATACGAGTCAAGACAGAATCCCAACATTATTCACACTAACAACACGTGGGACTATGCAACATACTTCAGATACTTTTTGCAACGTGCAGAAAGTCTTATCATTTTCGATGGTATGCCTCAAAACTGGTCTAAAAATTATATCTATCCTCTTTTGTTTTTAAAAGGAAACTTTTGTGTTATGAACACAGCTCGTTTTGGTATCATTCCACAACACGGAAATCCGTATGGGTTTGATGTACAATATCAGCCTACAAATTATATAGTTGCTAATCCAGCTTTTGACGCTAGTTTTAATGGCGATTTGGTTATAGGTGAAAATTGTGAGATTGTAAAATTAACACCTGATTGGTGCGGTATTGGAGATCTTATCAATTCATATGCGCAGCGTGTAGCGTTAACGCTCTCAAACTGTGACGTTGCTAGTGCACTTGCAAAGTTTGGTTTTATTTTTACAGCCAAAAACAAAAGCACTGCTGAAACATTTAAAGTTGCTTTTGATGATATCATGTCTGGAAAGCTTGCTGTTGTGATCAATCAAGCACTATATGATAAGGAAACGGGAAAGCCATTGTATGAGTTCTTTAATAATGACATCGAAAAATGTTACAATGTTGTTAAGGCAGCGTTGGAAAGTGTTGAAAATCTCAAACATGCTTTTGATATGGAAATTGGAATTTATACAGCGCCTGATAAGAAAGAGCGTATGATTACAGATGAGGTGGAAGAAACCAAAAACGCTGTAATGTCAAAATGCGAGTTGTGGGTTGAAACTATTAACGAATGTTTAGAAAAGGTAAATGCACATTATAACCTTGACATTAAAGCACGTTTGAGGTATCCTATCAATAGAGGGGGTGAACAGCGTGAGAACAATTATACCACTAGCGACTCTGTATGACTATGATAATAGTATCTTTAACGATATATATGTTAAAGGTGTTTCAAAAGATCAACTTATTGAACACTTTTTACTATCATACGGAGATTTGACACCTGTTTACCAAGACCCCAAATATTTAAGACGCCATGTTACAAGTGTAGCACGGTCGCTACAATGGACTATTGATCACTTGTGGGAAGTAACACGGCTTGAATACAATCCTATAGAAAATTATGATAGAATGGAAAGTTGGACTGACACGGGCGGCGGTACTTTCCAAAAGGGAAAAGTTGATACTGAAGAAACGTTTAACAAAGGTAGCGTTACAACAACTTTTGGAAAAGTTTCCGACAGTACTCATAAGGTTGCTGCTTTCAATTCTTCAACTCCCGAAGTTGCTAACACCGATAACACAACCGACAACGGAAGTGATTCCCAGACTTTTGGTGCTGACACCTCACACGGAAGTGTTACCAATGGTTTGGATGAGTCAACAACAAGCGGAACACATGAGGGAAGGATTCACGGAAACATAGGTGTTACAACTTCGCAACAAATGATGCAAGCGGAAATTGATCTGACTAAAGCGTACAACTTTCTTGATGAAGTGTGCAAGCTTTATGCGGATAGACTATTGATAGGAGTTTGGTAATATGGAAATTATGAACGCAATTGCACAAATCGCGCAAATGGTAGGTGTGCCGTGCGTATGTTTGGGGGCGGTAATGTGGTATGTTAACGCTCTTGATGTGCGGCAACGTGAAGAAAGAAAGACCTGGTATGAAAAACATGACCAGGAAAGTGCAAAGTGGGTTGATGCATTAAACAATAACACGAAGGTCATAACCGAACTGTTGACAATAGTAAAAGATAAGGAGAATTAAAGATATGATTTATGATATTCCTGATAAGAACGTTGCATATATTGCTAAAGCGAGAGAGCTTTACAAAAACCGTGACAAGTACGCTTACCTTTACGGCGCGAAGGGGCAAAAGTGTACTCCGGAGGTATTTGAGGCGCTTTGGACGGCAGAGCTAAATTATTTTAAAAAGTATAGTGCAGCACAGAAAGCTCAAATCAAGGCTTTCTGTTTGGGAAAGATTGTTATTGATTGCAGCGGCTTTATTAACTTAGTCACTGGAAAATTCATGTATTCGACTGCCTATATAAACAGTTGTACAAATATAACGACTCCTGACAAGACAAAAGACGGAGATTTACTTTATACAACTTTTGGCGGCACTGGAAGACACATAGGGCTTGATATTGGGCATGGATTTTTCATGCATTGCGGAAAAGAGCTTGAAACAATTTCCATTGATGTTATTGATGGTTTTGGTTGGGAAAAAGGGGGTATGTTAGTATGACAATAACTTATAAAGGTAATGTTGTCATTATTCAATACGATGTAGGTGAGACACCCGCCCAGATTCAGTTAGCAGCCGGATATAGTTTCGATACTATCGCTGTTTTAGGAGCCGTTAATTTAACAGAAATATATAACGGGATCACTTTTGTTGTTGGCCAGCCTATGAGATTTCCCCCCGTCAACTCCAAAAGTCCTTGCACTTTGCGTCCTGTAGTATCTGATAAGACAAAAGCAGCTTATGTAAGAATTCTAATTATGAAATTTGGTCAAATACCAGATGCGCACTATTTTGATACTGCTTTTGAACCAATTTTAGTTGTTGGCGATGATGGGAATAAGTACAATGTGATTCCCAGCGATCAATTTAAATAAAAGGCGGTGATAGTATGGCATTTTCAAATTTTCCTTATACAGATTTTCACAATTTAAATCTTGATTGGATACTGGAAACTGTAAAGACTCTTGATACCAAATGGGATGATTACTATACACAGTGGAATAAGTGGCAATCAGATGTGCAAAATTATATTGATAATTTGGACTATATCGCCGCCATTGACAAGTATCTTGATGCTTTAAAGGCAAGTGGTGAATTGTCTGATATTATTGATACATGGTTAACAGAGTATGGATTGATAACAATTAGCGACTCATACGGGGAAGGGTATACACCTAACGGCATGGTGAAACCGTGGTGCGATATTTTACATGAACAGTATTTTAGTGATGCTACATTTTATGTTAATAAAAGTTTAGGCGGCAGCGGATTTGGTGCGAATACTCACTTTTCAGAACTGCTATCACGGGCAATCGCTACACTAACAGATAAGCAAAAGAAACAAGTTAAATATGTTGTTGTTGCAGGTGGATGGAATGATCAATCTATTGCTTCTTCTACTGTCAATAGCGGTATTAAAGATACGATTAGTTTAATGTCACAATTACCAAACGCAACACTTTACATTGGATGGATTGCAACACCTATCATCGGTTTTACTAGTGTTGCAAAAGTTAAAGCTTACAATGAAATTAAAACCTTATACGAAACCTACTGGGGAAAGTTTAAGTTTTTAAGCGGTGCTGACAGTGCTTTGCGTTGGCCTAACGTCCTTGCTAGCGATAATATCCACCCTAACGCTACTGGGCAAGCTTCAATTGCAGATATGATTTATAAAGCAATGGACGGGTACGCAAGTTGGAACAGATCTGGAGAATTTGCGCTTGATGGTGTCGGGTGTACACTGAATGATTACAAAATGCCTGTTGTGTTAACTAATACCAGCGCACATTGTAGCTTTAGCCATGTGGCTAGCTTTCTTGATTTGGCTTTTACTCCTGCAAAGACTTTTACAAACGCAGCTGTTAAGGTTATGAGTCATAATTTAAGTTTTGTAAATGAGCAAAGTATATGTAACTGCAACGCGATTATTCATGATAACAGCGGTTATCATCAATGCATGGCGGTTCTCACTATCAATCCTTTTGATGCTACACAAGTAGATAGTGGGGCGATTTACTTAAAGTTGGTTGATCTAAGCGGCAATGGGTACGCTACTTATACTAGTGTTAATGAGATCCAATTATATGGTGTTGAGTTTAATATTCCATTGAATTAAATAAAGAGGGGCTTAAGCCCCTCTTTTTATGCTCTGTATACTTCCATTAGTGTAGGATGTGAAACATTTGGAAAACGATTGATATACTCTACTTTTATGTAGTCGGTATCGGTGTCCAGATATGCAATCTCTACACAATATTTATATTTCTTTCTCCTTATTTGCAATGTTTTTTTGCTCTTTAATTATATTATCTACTATAACAGTTAAAAATACTACATTCCAGTACAGACTTGTTATTTCGTCAACTCTAGTCAGCTCTAATAGTATCTTTCTTGATTGATAGAAATACTTATAAAATTCTGTTCCATTATAATAAGACATATAAAATTCTATTTTGCGTTTACATTTATCAAATATCCATTGAAATTCGTCAATAATCATTTCTTTACTCCTTTTTACTTAGAACGTTTAGGTACTAAACAAATTTCCCATGAAGTCACTTCAATATAAATACTATAGTCCCCCTCTAAACAGCTCATTTTATCCCCCTTACAAGAAAATCAAGTGATGATTTTACAGTTTCCATAAGTTGAATCTCTGCCAGTGTATCACTTGTTGCTGTGCAATCGTAGATATAAGCATACATTTTCATAATGTCATTATGAAAAAGTGGTGTTTCTAAAATTTTATCCCTGCTTTCTTGTAAAAGTCTATTTTTCTTTATCTGTGTTAAATTATCCATGCTAAACCTCACTTTCTGTGTGCTGTAATATATGGTGTATATAAATAGATAGTGTTTCTTCTAACCTCATCAAGCTGTCGTGCAATATATGAAAACCAGAACTCGTTTAAACAATTGCGTCGAATCAATTCGTCACATTTTTTAATTACATATATTTCTAAGACTTCAAACGAAATAAGATTCTCACATTTGTATAAATTGCGAATACCATCTTTTAATATCTGGTTGATCTCGAATACAATCTTGCGCTTTTCGTCAAGCTTATCAAAATCAATGTTGGCAAGTGTAGCAATGCTAACATGATGCCATTCTGGATTAACAATTGCGCCATATCGTTTCCATGTTTGCTCGCAATAATATCTTCCTGCACAGTAGTTTCCTTTTCTGTCAGCCGGACACCTTAAACAGCCCATACCATCAAGTTGTGATGGTTTAAAGATTTCTTTCCCAAATTGTGCATTAAGTTTTTGTTTTACTTCCATTACTTCTTTTACTGTTTTGCAATCCTCAAAAACATTACTTGCTGTTTCTTTTGTTTCCTCATTATCTTTTAACGATTCGTAGTATTTATGCATAAAATACCATACGTGCCACACAACATCCATTTGATTTCCACACGTATATTTATTCTGTGCAATATAGTTTAACGAATCATCTGCATGTGAAATATAAAACACAATCTCATTATCTTTATCATTATTAAAACTAACAATAAACGGCATTTCATTATAATTTACAGCAATGTGATTTCCTTCCATTGCACAGACTGTAAGCTCATCATATGATTCTGTCATAACCTTTTTTACTTTATTCATAAATCTCTTTAAATCTGTTGTCGTTGCTAACATATTATTTACTTCCTTTCTTTATCTTTTATGATTATATAATACTGTATTACTGTTAACACATTATGTCATAATTGTAAAATAATTGTTAACAATATATGTTTTAATTTATAAACGCTCTTATAGTTCATACGTTCGATTTATATTATTGTCTGACAACTTGTGGGGAACTTACTCATTGTATGTTATATTTAAGAAGTATCTCA